AAATTATGGTATAATATTTATATGGATTTGAAATCAGATAAAGGCAAAAGCCTCTCAAAGGCTGAAGCCTTCAAAGAAATAAGAACTTATTTAGAAGAACAAATAAGTTTATCTCAAAGAAAGTGTATAGATGATGATAACTTTGATAAACCTGCTTGGTCTTCCTACCAAGCTTATCAGTTAGGTATTCAGAAAGCTTTCTCTAAACTATATAATCTTATTCCTGACCAAGGAGAAAATAAATGAGTGAAGAACAAAACGTAACACAAACCGAGTCAACTACCCAAGAGACTCAACAAGCAGATACCCAAGCTAAACCTTTTGAGATTCCGACCGAAGCTCAAGAATTGGTAGGCGAAGGTAAGAAGTATGCTAGTGCAGAAGAAGCATTAAGATCTGTCCCTCATGCTCAACAGCATATCAAAACCCTAGAGGAAGAGATGGCTCAATTGAAAGAGGAACTATCTAAGCGTAAAACTACACAAGAACTTCTAGATGAAATAAAGTCTGGAGTCACACCTGTAGAGAACACCACTCAGGAGGTTGGACTGAGCCAAGATAAAATTATGGAAATGGTTAATCAGACTCTTAAGCAGAACGAAGCTAAACAAACTGCTAAACAAAATGCTGCTACAGTAGCTAATAAGTTTACTGAACAGTATGGCGCAGAAGCAGAAGAAGTTTATGGTCGTTTAGCTAAAGAATTAAACTTAACTACTTCTCAATTAAACGATCTTGCAACTAGATCTCCTAATGTAGTATTAAGATTAGCAGGTTTTAATAGCTTTACTTCTAATGTAAGTAGACCTACTAGCTCTGTTAACACAGAAGCTTTATCTAAGAATAAACCTCAAGCAGAAATATCTGCTAGAGTTCCTAGAGGTGCTTCTACTAAAGACTTAGTATCTGCATGGAGAGCAGCTGGTGAAAAGATTAAACAACAATCTTAATTTAAGGAGGGCTAATAATGGCTCAATTAACAAGTAATACTTCTGCTTTTATTGAAGCACAACAGTATTCACAGTTTATCCTTGAAAACTTACATGACTATCTACTACCAGAAGGTATGTGGAGAGACGTAACAGACTTTGGTTCAGGTACAACTCTTAACATTAAAACTGTAGGTACTGTAACTCTTCAAGATGCTGCTGAAGACACACCTTTAAACTACTCACCTATCGACACAGGTACATTACAACTTACAATTACAGACTATGTAGGTGATGCATGGAAAGTTAGTGATGACTTACGTGAAGATGGTTCACAAGTTGATACATTAATGGCTATGAGAGCTATGGAATCAACACGTGCTCTTGGTGAAAACCATGAAACTAAGTTCTTAAACGTAGCTAATGCTGCTCAAACAGCTGCTAATGTTAACTTAGTTAACGGTAGACCTCACCGCTGGGTAGGTTCTGCTGACTCTAACGCTAGAACAATTACTTTACAAGACTTCATCTCAATGAAGTTAGCATTTGATAAAGCTAATGTTCCTGCTGCTGGTCGTATCGCTATCGTTGATCCAGTTGTTGAAGCTACATTAAACAGCTTATCTAACTTAGTTAGCGTTTCTAACAACCCAATGTTTGAAGGTATTGTAACAGAAGGTTTTGCTCGTGACCATAAATTCGTAAGAAACATCTTTGGTTTCGATGTATACACTTCTAACTTCTTACCATCATTAACAGCTACTGAAGCTATTGATGCATCAGGCTATGGCTTGACATCTGAAACAGCTGCTGTTGGTGATAAAGCTAACGTATTTATGTGCGTAGCTGACGACTCATGCAAACCAGTTATGCATGCATGGAGACGTGCTCCTAAGACAGAAGGTTGGAGAGACAACGAAGAAAGAGCTGACAAGTATCAAGTTACTTCTCGCTTCGGTTTTGGTGCTCAACGTGTTGACACATTGGGTGTAATTTTAACTCACTCATCTAACTACTAGGAGATTAGACATGACATACGAAATTGATGCAAAACGTGGTGTAGCTAATCACTATGGTCCTAGATCAACAGACGCTGCTAAGGGTGGTCAAACACAATCAGTAGGTCAAGTCAAGCAAGCTGCTTGGACATTCACATGGGATAACCTTCCAGCTGCTGGTGCTTCAAACCTTGAGTTTGTATTACCTGCAGGTGCTTCTATCGTATCAGCTAAGTTAGCTGTTGACGAAGCATGGAATGCTGTTGTTGACGTAGGTACTGGTGCTTCTGCAGTTGGCTTCTGGGATGACGCTGACTTAAGTACAGATGGTGATGTATTAACATCAGCTGGTGCTTTAGTTGGTGCTAAACTTGCAGCTGACGCTGAAGTTGTGGTAACATCTGCTGCTACAGCAGGTAAAGCTACTTTAATCGTAGAATATTACTACGGTAAGTAATTAGGTTAGGGGACTTCGGTCCCCTCCTATTTTATTTAGGATAATTAAATGACAGTACAACATAACGCAATTACAGATCCAGACATACATGAACCTAAAAATATAGCTACAGCTACTGAAGGTAAAGTTTATGTATCAAACGGAGCTTCATCAGGTGATTGGAAATATGCACCAGGAAAAGCTCATGCTGAAATTTATATTAATGGGGGTGCAACTGCTCATACATTGGCAGCAGCTTCTGCGTTTACTAAACTAAATCCATCAGGTGAATGGACAGCTTCAGGTAATGAAGATCATTTATCCGTAGATCCAGCAAATGGAGAAATAACTTTACAATATGCAGGACATTACTATGTATCATTTTGGATAACTTTGGAAACAGCATCAATTTCTTCAGGATCTTCTTATCATTTTAAATATGCTTTAGATGGATCGGTTTCTTCTAGAGAAGTAGCTGTATCCAAACCTACTAATGGTACTGATAAGATTGTTATATCTTCAACAGGACTATTAGCTGCTACTGCTAATCAAACATTATCTATTTATGCAGGTGGAGATGGTACATCTTCAGGTACTAACTTTACTCCTATAGAAGCAGGCTTAACTGTTCTTTTCTTAGACTAGGATTAAACTATGGCTAAAATGACACTACTTGAAATGACACAAGACATACTATCTGATATGGATTCAGATGAAGTCAACTCTATTAACGACAGTGTAGAGTCATTACAAGTAGCACAAATAATTAAATCTACTTACTATAATATTATAGATGGTAGAGATTATGATTTTCTTTATGAGTTGTTTCAATTAGAACCTAGCGGTACAAATGCTAGACCTACTCATATGAAACTTCCAGAAAATATTATAGATCTTAAATATATTAAGTATAATAGTAGAACTCTTACTGATACTAAAGATAGATATATGAAAATTAAATATCTTAATCCAGAAGATTTTATGGAAGTAGTAGATAAAAGAGATAGTTCAAAAGCAAATGTAACTGTAGTAACAGATCCTACAGGTATATCAATTAACATTAATAATGATAAAGCTCCTCAATACTTTACTTCATTTGATGATGAATATTTAGTATTTGATTCTTATGATTCTCAAGTAGATACTACATTACAAAGTAATAAAACACAATGTCATGGTAAACGCTCAGTAGCTTTTTCTTTATTAGATACATTTACTCCTGACTTACCAATACAAATGTTTACTTATCTTCTTGCTGAAGCTAAGTCAACTGCTTTTATGACACTTAAACAAATGGCTAATGCTAAGGCAGAACAAGTATCTGTATCTCAAAAACGTAGAATGAGTCAGGATGCTTGGAGACTTAAGAATGGTATTCACTATCCTAACTATGGAAGGAGTCGTAAGAAATAATGTTAAGTAATCAAGCTAAAGCTTTTATACACGCACAGGTATATGGAATGGTTAAGAAGAGTGGAGTTAAGACCAAGAATCCATATAAACATTTACAACTAAAACAAACTAAAAGGAAATAGTATGGCTGGCGGAAGAAAAACAGTAAACCCTAATTATAATAAACCTAAAGATGATAATGGATTGTTTAGTACAGCTAAAAAACAAAAACAAACTGTTCAAGACTATTTTAAAAAAGGAAGAGCTCCAGGTTCAGATAAGTATAAACCTACTGATACTAGCTTAAGTCCTTATAAAAAAACTCCAGACTTAACTGTTACAGGAGACTCAGGTAAAATTAAACCTGCTAAGAATCTTATATCAAGACAAACAGAAGTTCCTTCAATACATAAAAGTAATCTAAAGCCTTCTTCGACTTCTACTAAACCTTTAGTAAGAACTACATCTCCTGATCAAGGAGGACTTAAAGTTTCTAATAAAGAAGTTGTTACTGGTTCTTTAAATAAACCTAGTGATACTAATGTATCTTCTGATAAAATGTCATGGGCTAGAGAAGCAGAAAGAATGGCTCGTAAAATGATGGGAGGTAAAGACTAATGGGAGATTTATATAAAGGTAAAAAACCTAGTGAAATGACTGCAGAAGATATAGCAGAAATTCGTGATGCTAACTCTACTAAAGCTAAAATGGGTGAAGGTAAACCTCCATCTCCTATAGCTGCAGGTAAAAAATTATATAATAGTGTTAAAGATGTTTTAGTTAACTCTATGGCTAAAACTATTGAAGTTAAAGAATCAAATAAAGAAAGAGTACAAACAATTAAACAACCTAAACCAGGTGCTAATCCTTCAGAAATATTAAGAAAGAAAAAATAATGGAAGCTAAAGTAATAAGATCTTACAAAGGTAAGGGAGTTAAAGAAATACAAGCATATATAGAACCAGGTACATCTCACTATAAAATTAAATATGAAGGTGGTGGAGAAGTTCCTCATGAACTTTCTGGTGTATACACTTCTATTAATGTAGTAGATCAAACTGTTCTTAACTTTATTAACTCAGAAAAACCTACATCTAAAAAGAAAGAAGTAACCGAAGAACCTGTTTCTAACAAAGAGGACTAGATGGCTAAGAAAGCTGAAAAGACTTTTAACTCCTTTGTTAAAGGTTTAGTTACTGAAGCTAGTGAACTAACTTTTCCTGAAGGAGCCCTAGTTGAAGGGGAAAACTTTGTACTTAAACGAGATGGCTCGTTAGAAAGACGTTTAGGTATTGACTATGAAAACTTGTATACTAAAGTATCTACAGGTTTAACTGAAAGTCAAATAGCTCAAGGTCGTTCAGCATTTTATAGATGGAACTCACCGTCAGGTGATAGTAGTTTATCTATTGGTGTTATTAGAATTTATAATCGTTTTTGGTTTGTAGATTTATTAACAACTAATCCTAGTAGTAATCTTCTTAACAATAGTTCATATATAGAAGTTCCTGGATTAACAACTAATGATGTTCAATTTGCTAATCTTAATAATCAATTAATTATAGTATCTCAAGATTTAACAACTCCTATTATATTTACATATAATACAGATACAAAATTAATTTCAGTATCTAATTTAAATATAAAAATAAGAGATTTATTTGGAGTTAATGATGGAATAGATCCAGATGTTAGACCTGATTATGCAGGTATTACTACAACTAAACAATGGATAGCTAAATCTACTAATTTTAAAAAAGGTGATGAGTTATATTATGGTGTTAATGTATATAAAGTAACTGCAGCTTCTCAAGGAGCTCAAACAGTTAGACCAGGCTATTCTAATATTCTATATAATTTTAATCCTATTTCTTATGCTTCACCTGAAATGGGTACTGTAGGTCCAACACATACATCTGGAACAGTAGCTAATGGAAATTTTGATCTTACTTATGTAAGAACTATTACATCTGCTGATACATCAGAAGAACATCGTTATAACTTACGTAATCAAGGTTGGAATAAAACTATTCAAGTAGTAGGTGGTGGAGATGCTATTGATAAAACAGGAAGTGTACTTGGAGTATTTCCATCAAACTCAGATGTATATTCATTAGGTAAAAACTCTAATCCTAGTTCAGGTGATTATGAAAAATATGATCCTAATATTCTTAAAAAGAACTCACAATCTAAATACCAAGTAGCTAAGGGTTCTTTTATTATAGATGCATTTAGTAGAGGACAGTCTAGAGAAACTGTTGCTGATGATGCTAAAATTAATAACTTACCTATAGATAAAGAAAATGGTAGATTTACTACAGTAGCTGCCTATGCTCAACGATTATTTTATTCAGGTGTTAAATCAGATATAACTGAACCTGATTCAAGATCTCCTAATTATAATAACTATATTTTCTTTTCACGTGTTGTAAAATCTCCAGAAGATTTTGAAAAGTGTTATCAAGAAGCAGATCCTACAGATCCAGGTATAAATAGTTTAGTTCCTTCTGATGGAGGTACAATTCAAATACCTGAAGTAAGTCGTATTGTTAAAATTGTAGCAGCTCAATCTTCTTTATTAGTTTTCTGTCAAAATGGTGTATGGGAAGTCTTTGGAGATACTGGTGGTTTTTATGCTAATAATTTCCAAGTATCTAAGATTTCTACTAATGGAGTAATGGATCAAAATGCTATTGTACAAGTAGGTGGTAATTTTATTTATTGGTCTAATGCAGGTATCTATACTCTTATTACTGATAATGCTTCAGGTCGATTTGCTCCTGAAAACATTTCACTTAAAACTATACAAAAACTATACTTAGATATTCCTTTCTTAGGTAAGAAACATGCTAGAGGTTTCTATGATGAAAAAGAAAATAGAGTTCGTTTCTTATATAATGATTCTGATAGTTATTCAGAAACTAATTATGTAAATAAATATAATAAAGAACTCGTATATGATCTTACATTAAAAGCATTTTCTTTATTTACTATAGGTGAGTTAGCTTCTAACTCTCCTTATGTATCAGACTATATAGAAATACCTAACTTTATATCTAGTGAAGAAGCTACTAATGTTCTTGTAAATACGGATGAAGTATTAGTTACATCAACAGATGAAGTTATTGTTAATGTAGATATAGAAGCAGATCGTAACTCTCAGTTTTCTTATTTAACTTTAGTAGGAACTAGTTGGACTGTTAGTAAAGCTAACAATACTACGTTTAAAGATTGGGTAACTGAAGATGCTACAGGAGTAAACTATGTTAGTTATTTAGTTACTGGTTATGAATACTATGGTGATATTCTTAAACGTAAACAAGTTCCTTATATACAATTTTATTTTGAACGTACAGAAGATGGGTATACTTTAATAAACAATAATTTAGTACTTAATAATCAATCTTCTTGTTTAGTACAATCTCAATGGAATTGGTCTGATAGTGCTAATAGTGGTAAATGGGGTTCTCAATTCCAGGCATATCGTTTACTACATAACTATATACCTGCAAATGCTAGTGATCCTTTTGATTATGGAGATAAAATTATTATTACTAAAAATAAACTTAGAGGTTCTGGTAAGGTTTTAAGTTTATATATTACTTCTGAGGAAGGTAAGGATATGAAGTTACAGGGTTGGGCTATGCCTGTAACTATGTCAAATACTGTTTAATGATTAAGTTATATGAAGAGCCTGACAATGGCTTTGTAGGTATACATTTTGATGAAGACTTAAATGCATGGGTAATGCATATGGATTGTAAAGATTGGAGTGTAGAAACCTTTAAAAGATATAGAAAAGTTTGGAAAACTATTATAATTCCACAACTAAAAAATAAAGGTATTACTGAAATATATGGTTTATGTGAGTCAACTAAAGCTGTAAAATTTAATATCATGTTTGGTGTTTATCCTACTGGACATGAAGTAACAACAACAGACGGAATGAAACAAGTATTAACTAAGGGAGTATTTTAAAATGAGTAAAGCTATTAAGAAAATAGCAACAATTGCTGCTGTAGCTTATGGTGGAGCTGCTTTATACTATGGTACTTTTAGTCCAGTAAGTATAATGAATCAAATGAAATTTGGTGCATTAGGTACAGGCTTTGCAGGAGGACTTGCTGCTGGTGCTAAAAGTGTAGGAAGTCTATTTGGAGAGGGTATGATATCTAAAGTAGGAGCTGGATTATCTTTAAAAAGTTACCTAGAACAACGTAAATATGTATCTGCTCAAGCTACTGCTTATAAACAACAAGCAGATGAAGCTAAAAGACAAAATGAAATGCAAGAACGTATTAGATTACGAAATGAAAAAATTGAAAAAAGTAGAATATTAGAACAACAACGATATGAACAAGGTCAAATGACAGCTGGAGCTGCTTCTTCAGGACTAGGATTAACTGGAACTTCAGGTTACTTAGGGTCTACTGGAGCTATTCAATCTACTGCTACAGCTAACTTAAGTAACTTAATGATGGCTTCTGGAGAATCTACAGCATTATCTCAATCATCTCAAAGAGCTGCTGACTTTGGCACACAAGCTAACTTAGCTTACGGACAAGCTCAACAATGGTCTGACTTGGGTAGTTTAGGTCGAGAAATGATTTATAAAAGTGATAATATAGCTAATATTTTTAATATAGGGTAATCTATGACTGATGTATTTAAACCTGAAGTACCTCCTCAATCAGTTCGTATTCCTGGAGTAGCTTCTGAAGCAGAAAATCAAGGCATTTCTAATCAACAAATGCATGAAGATGCCTTTTATGCTACTGCTTTATCTGGAACTAATGATGTTATACAAACATTTGATGATATTATAGAAGAATATAATACTAATGGTTATTCTCAACTAGTAGAAAATCTTAGAAATCAGTTTTCAGAAAGTAAACAAATGCTTAACTCTACTGTAATGGAACAAATCATTGCAGATAATGAGTTAACTAGAGATGAAAAGTTAACTGCTTTAAGAAAATTTAAATATATTGGTCAAGAGAAACAAGATTTAAAGTTAAACTATTTACAAAGTTTAATTGCTGCTAAAGAAGAAGATGATCCTACTGGTGTTGAGTTATATAAAGGTCAACTAACTATAGATGATGTTAGAAAAGATACTATAGCTCACGACTTAGCTAATGCTTTTAGTAAAAACATTCTTGGTGAACCAATGTATGTATCTCAAGCTATGCTTGATGAGGAATATAGAAAGCTTAATGAGCTTCAAGATGGTGCACCTTGGTATGAAGTATTTGATTATAAAGTAGTAAAGCCTGTATCTGCTGAAGTACTATCTGCTGTTAAAACTTTTGTGGTAGCTGCTCTTCCTTATATGGCAGAGATTGCAGGAACACTTGCTTTAGCTCCTACAGATAAATATACTATGACCACTGCTCGTGAAAAAGCTAGAGAGTTTATTAATGAGTATGGTGGTGAGTTTTTAATGGAAACATTTGATGAAATGTCTGAGTCGTTATTTGGAATTAACTCAGAACTTTTAGATAATACTTTTGTTACCAAGCTTATGAAAAATGTTGATGATGGATTATCATACTTAGCTAATAAAGTAAATCCAGATAACCCTGAAGCTGTTAAAGTTCCTATGGAAATTGTATTAGCTGTGCTTATTGCTAGAAATAAAAAACTTCCTAATGATCTTAGAGCTATTAAAGCTAAAGGAAAGTTAGCTTACTATAAAAGAACTGATCCTAACTATTATGAACTTCTTAGAAAAGAAGGTTATAAACAAAAGATTAATGGTTATAATGTACAACGTTTGTTTGCAGAAGATAAACCATCTTCTGTTCAGATTATTAGAAACTCTAGATCAGATCTTCCTGATAATCATCCATTAAATATTACTAGAAAAGCTGATGCTAAACAGGCTGAAAAACTTGTAGAAACTATTTTAGAAGATTCAACAGGTAAAGCTATACAATCTTTAAACATTACTCCTGGGCAATTAATTTACTTTACATTAATGCCTAAGTTTTTTCAAAATAAATTATATTCAGATCCTTTAAATGGTACTGCTACTATGAAGAAGCTTATTAAAGAGCAAGCAGCTGCTCTTGAAGAGTATGCAGTTAATAAGTTCTTTAAAGACATGCCAGAACGTAAGGCTTATATTCAGGAACTAGCAGAAAGTCTTAATAAACTATCAGATGGTATAGAAATTACAGCTAACCCAGCAGAGTTTGCTGGTAGATTTAGTGGTAAAGAGATTGAAACTAACTTAGTATTTAATAAGACAGCTACAGAAAACTTTAAATCTTTTGAAGAAGCTATAGATGCTATTCAAATACTAGAAAGAAAAGTTAGAGAGATTAATGAAGGTAAAACTACAGATGTAGGTGAGTTCTTTATTGAAAATATAGGACAAAAAGGTGACGTAGTAGGGTTATATACTCTTAGAGACCTTAGAGAACTAGCTGTATCTCCTGATTCTGCTAAGATTTCTCCTAATTTTAGACTTAAGTGGCATAAAAAACAAGAGTTTGTTGATGGTATGGAAGCCATAGCTAATGGTCTTGGTCGTATGGACTGGAAAAACCAAAACTTTTTATACAGAGCTTTATTTGCTAAAGGAAAAGTATACAATTGGTTTGCTAAGTTTGGTAAATTAAGTAGAGAAACAGACTTAACTCTTACTTTAGCTTCTATGAGAAGCGAAGGCTTCATGAGAAGACAAGTAGAGATCTTAGATAAGTACATTGAAGGACAAGATAATAAGTTTAGAGGACAGTTAGATACTCTTTATAAAGCTCAGCAAGGTAAAACAGATCTTATGAGTATTGGTGAGATCTATAATACTCTTGATACTAACTTAACTAAAAAACGAGTAGAAACTTTACAAGAAGCTCTACGTTTAACTAGACAAATAGAACGTTTTAACTACATGACTCTCAATCATTTTGAGATTAATAGATATAATTCTGCAGGTTATAAAAACTATTTAGATTTAACAGACCAAGCTGGTGAGATGTCTAGAATTATGGTTAAAGAAGACTTTGACTTTAGTATTATTCCAGGCATTAGACCTTCTAAAGTTTGGGATATGAAAGAAAACAAAGCAATAGACTATGGATCATTAACATTTTCTAAGGAAGCTATTCCAGGTAAGCATATGCTTATGGAAAATGAATTACCTACTCGTCAAGTTGTTAGACTATCTAAACCTTTTTATGATTTTGAAGGAACAGGGTATAACTATGCAATCCTAGGTAAAGGAGACAAGTTAACAGGCAACCCTGATTGGATTATTCCTACATTAACAGGACATATGCCTAGAATATCTGAAGGAAGTATCTTTGTAAGAGCTTATCCATATAAAGTAACAATGGATGGTAATACTTCTATAGCTGATTTTAATAATGTATTAAAAATTCATGCAGCTAATGGTAGAGCAGTTCAACACTTTAGAACTAAAACAGAAGCAGATAAGTTTATTAAAAAATATGTAAGTGATGATGCTTTACTACCTGAATATGATAGTAAAAAGTTTAGATTTGAAATTGAAAAGGCTAAAGAATTAGATTCTAAAGATAACGTAGAAGCTAACTACATTAGAGAAGCATCATTAAATGCAGCTCGTAGTAGAACAGGACTACCATTTAATCCTGATCTATATGCTGAGCCTTATACATCTTTAGTTAGAACATCTGTATCTAATGGTAGTAGAATTTATCAACAAGCTTTATTAGAATCTTTTAAAGAAGCTTATGTTAAAGCTTATAAAGATCTTGTAGATCTAGGAGATAATACTAAAGGTAAGATTGGTGATGAGATTGTAGATGCTATTCCATTAGGAGAGCAGGCTGATACTGCTGTAGGTTTTCCTATAAATAGAGAACAGATTAAACAACGTGGTGGTCAGTCTGACATCTTTGAACAAGCATTAGCTGATTATGATGCTATTACTAAGTATGATGCAGGACTACCTAGCAATTACTTTGCTAGAGCTATAGGTTATGTATCTGATTTAATAGGTGAGATAGCAGATGTAGATAATCCAGTAGCTCAGCTTATTTCTAGAGGAGCTAGAAAAGCAGAACGTAATGCTAATACTATAACTAATGCTCCGTTACGAGTATTATCTACTCTTAATATTATTCTTTCTCCTTTTTGGAGACAGATACCATTACAATCTATGAACATTTATGGACCTTTGCTTGTAGCAGATCCTAAACTGTTCCATACTTCTATGTATAATGTAGGTATGACTATTTATGCTAGAAGTTTAAGATTACCTTACATGCAAAAATATGCTAAGTATTCTGAAGATGTAGCTAAATATTATTTAGAAAATGAAAGTGCTCATAAAAAAGCAGGAATAGATTCTAAAGAAGTTCTTTCTTTAAAAGATCATCAACTTATTGTTGAAGAGATGGAACGTTCTGGTTTAGGTAGAGTAAGTGAACATGTGTTAGCTAAGGGTGTATTTACATCTATACCTAATAACTTAACAAGTCAAAGTGCTCTTAGTAGATATGCTAGTAAAGTTACTAAAGCTTTTTCTAAAGCAGGTTTAGAAGCTGGTGAATATGGTCATAGAGTAGGTATGTTTCATGCTGCTAGATTACAGTGGATGAATAATAATCCAGGTAAGAACTGGAGAACAAGAGAAGCATTGAATCAAATTACATATGATGCTCATCAGTTATCAGGTTCTATGACAAAGCAAAATACTTTTGCATTCCAAAATATGTCTGTTACTCAGTACTTAGGACAGTTTATGTCATACTCAGCTGCTGTTGCAGAGACTATGTGGAATCCTGCAGCTAGTCCATTTACTCCTAAGCAAAGAGCAGCTTTACTTGCATTTAATGTAGCAGCTTTTGGTACTAAGTATGGTATACCATTGGGTATGGGTGCTGTTATTCTAGATATGTTAAGAAATAATGGAGCTAATGATTTAGCAAATGCATTAGATAATGAA